GGCGCGCTGACGTTCGTGGCGCCTACGGTGGGCGGGGGTCTGCGAAGACCCGCAGCTTTGCCAAGATGGCAGCGGTCAACGGCTACATCCACGGCAACGCCGGCACCAGCGGGATCATCCTGTGTGGCCGCCAGTTCATGAACAGCCTGGAAGATTCCAGCCTGGAGGAATGCAAGCGGGCGATTGAGGATGAACCGTTTCTGGCCGCGTATTACGAGGTCGGCGACAAGTTCATCAAAAGCCGAGACGGGCGCATATCGTTTGCGTTCGCAGGTTTGGACCGCAGTATCGCCAGCGTCAAGTCAAAGGGCCGGATTCTGCTTTGTTGGGTTGACGAGGCTGAGCCCGTCACGGATGAGGCGTTCACGGTACTCATCCCGACGCTGCGGGAAGAAGACACGGGCTGGAACGCTGAGTTATGGGTGACGTGGAACCCGAAGCGCAAGAACGCGGCAGTGGAGAAGCGGTTTCTCGGCGCGGGCGACCCGCTCATCAAAATCGTTGAACTGAACTGGCGCGACAACCCGAAGTTCCCGGCGAAGCTGGAGCGGGATCGGCAGCGCGACCTGGCAGACAGGCCCGACCAGTATCCGCACATCTGGGAAGGCGAGCACGCCACAGTGATTGAAGGCGCGTACTACGCCGCGAGCCTCACCAAGGCGAAGCTCGATGGGCGCATCGGCCGCGTGTCCGCTGACCCGCTGATGACCCTGCGCGTGTTCTGCGACATTGGAGGCACGGGGGCCAAGGCAGACGCATTCACGATGTGGGTGGCGCAGTTCATCGGCATGGAGATCAGGGTGCTCGACTATTACGAAGCGGTCGGGCAGCCGTTGGCAACGCATCTGGGCTGGCTGCGTAGCCGCGGTTACACGAAGGACAAGGCGCAAATCTGGCTCCCCCACGACGGCTCGACACATGACAAGGTGTTCGACGTGTCCTATGAAAGCGCGCTGAATCAGGCCGGCTACAGCGTGACCGTAATCCCGAATCAGGGCAAGGGCGCCGCGATGTCGCGCATTCAGGAAGGCCGCCGACTGTTCGGGTCGATGTGGTTCAACGAAGACACGACAGAAGCTGGCCGCGCGGCGCTGGGTTGGTATCACGAGAACAAAGACGAGGTGCGCGACATCGGGCTCGGCCCCGTACACGACTGGGCATCGCACGGCGCCGATGCGTTCGGCCTGATGGCTGTCGCGCACGAGGTGCCGACGATGCAGGTTCCGCTCAAATACAAACGATTGGCGACTGTATGAATGAACAAATCGTCCATGACGACGCTTATGCGGACGCCGCCTTTCTGCGAATCCTCTCATGGCAAACCATGCAAGAGCATGCAGACGAACAGGCGGCAATCGAGACGGCCTTGTAGCTTGAGGCAGAAGCAAAGCGCCAGAAAGCTAAAGCAGAAGAAGACTGATAAACATGACACGAATGACCGAAGACGAGCTGAAGGCGATCACGGACGCAGAGATGCGTGCGTCGGTTGGCTACAGCGGCGGCAAGCTGGCAGAGATGCGCCGCAAGTCTGAGTATTACTACCTCGCACTCCCACAAGGAGACTTGTCACCCCCGGAAGTAGAGGGTCGGTCTTCGGTGGTGGTGCCCTACGTGCGCAACGTGGTCGAGTCGATGATGCCGCAGCTCATGGTCAAGTTCATGGGCGGCGATTCGGTGGTCGAGTTTGAGGCGTGCAAGTCAGGCGACGAACAGAAGGCGCAGCAATGCACCGATTACATCAACTATCTGTTCGTCAAGAAGAACAAGGGCCACGCCATCGCGTATGCGTGGATGAAGGACGCCCTCCTTCAGAAGCGCGGGTTCATCAAGGTCTGGTGGGACACGCGCGCGGAAGAGAAGAAAGAGGAATACAAGGCGCTCAGTCAGGTCGAGTTGGCTGAAATCCTGGACGATGAGGAAATCACCCCGACTGAGCAGCGCGCGTATCCAGACGAGGAAGACGCAGAGCAGCGTCAGAAGGCACTGGAACAGATCGCGCAACAGATGCAAGCCGCGGCGCACAACCCGCAGGCCCTGATGCAACTGCAACAGCACGCCGCGCAGATTCACGCTGCGCCGCCCGTGATGCTGTATGACATCACTTGCACGCGCAAGAAGACAGGTGGGAAGGTCTGCATTGAGAACGTGCCGCCCGAGGAATTCCTCATCAGCCGCAAGGCGAAGGACATTGAAACCAGCCCGTTCGTCGGGCACCGGTTCTTGCGCACGCTGTCCGATCTGAAGTCGATGGGCTACAAGAACGTCGATCAGTTGGGCAGTGATGACAACGCGGTCAGCTTGAACGCAGAGCGCATCGAACGCTTGAGCTTCGATGATGAGATGGCGGCGCAGGGCGATCAGCCTGAGTCGATGGATGACAGTCAGCGCCAAGTGTGGGTGACGGACTGCTACATCCGCTGCGATTGGGACGGCGACGGCATCAGCGAGCTTCGCAAGGTCACGCGGGCCGGGAACGTGATCCTCGAAAACGAGGAAGTGGACGTGACTCCGTTCGTCAGCATTTGCCCGATTCCAATTCCGCACAAGTTCTTCGGCCTGTCGGCTGCCGACTTGGCAATGGAGACGCAGAAGACCGAGACGAGCATCCTGCGCAGCCAGCTTGACAACATGTATTTGCAGGTCAACGGGCGTTATTTCGCGGTTGACGGGCAAGTGAACCTAGATGACCTGTTGACAAGCCGCCCCGGTGGGGTGGTGCGGATCAAGTCGCCCGGCATGGTCGGCCGTCTCGATCAAGCGATGGGCGACGCATCGGCCGGCATGGGCATGCTGGAATACATGCAGCAGTTCGGCGAGTCAGCGACCGGCTGGACGCGCTACAGCCAAGGCAACGACGCGAAGGCCATCCAAGGCACTGCAACGGGCGCGAACATCATCACGAACAAAGATGATATGCGTCTTGACCTGATTGCTCGCAACTTTGCCGAAGGGTGGGTCGAGTTGTTCCGGCAGATGCTGCGCCTTGTTTGCCAGTATCAGGACAAATCGACCGAGGTTCGGCTGGGCGGCGAGTGGCAGGGAGTTGACCCGCGCGAGTGGCGCAATCAGTTCGATCTGAACATCAACATTGGCTTGGGCGTTGGGAACAAGGATCAGCAGGTACAGCACCTGATGGCGGTGATCGCACAGCAGGAAAAAGTCCATGCGATTGGTGTTGCCAGCCCGGAGAACATTTACAACGCCAGCGCAGAGCTTGCGAAGCTGACCGGACAGAAGAACGGCGACAAGTTCTTCAGCGACCCGGCGAAGGCCCCCCCAGCGCCACCCAAGGCCGACCCCGAACAGATCAAAGTGCAGGGCGCGATGCAGCTTGAGCAGGTCAAGGCGCAGACGACGCTGCAAATCGAGCGCGAGAAAATGCAGATGAAGGCGCAGGTTGACACCAATGCGCAGCAACAACAGCAAGTGCAGGCCACGGCGCAGCAGCAGTTGCAAGCGCAGGTTGACACGCACAAAGCGAACCTCGACGCGCAGGGCGAAGCCGCCAAGATGCAGCACGAGATGGTGCTGGAGCAGATGCGGCAGGACGCAGAGAACGCGCGCAAGGAGCAGGACAACAGCACGAAGGTGCTGATTGCTCAGATTCAGGCGCAGGTGCAGGCAACCGCATTGCAAAGCGCAGCCGAAGCGAAGGCCGATGCGACGGTGGCTGGCACCGACCCGAAGATGGCGCAGATCATGGAAAGCCTGCAAGCGCTGTCCACGCACCTGACCGCACCGAAACAGATCGTGCGTGATGCCAACGGCCGGGCCATCGGCATTCAATCCGCGAAAGTCACAGCATGACCCACACCTCTACAGCCTGGGATGGCGTTGTGATGATCGAGCGCCGCAACCCAGCGACTAACAGCTCCATTCCCGAGGGCATGTGCCTGGTGCGCAGTGCGCGCTCTGGTGTGCTCGGCGGGGCCAGGGCCATCGGCACGCTGCGTCCCTACTCGGAGTGCAGCAGCTACTTTCGTTCGCAGGACATGGATCACGTCTTTGTCCGCGCAGAGCTTCAAGGCCAGTACCTCAAATTCGGGGAGCGCTGCACCTTGTCGGAGTGGGCAGAAACAGCCCATGTTTTCGCCACTTCTCACTGACTTCAACATCAAGGAAATACCATGATCCCGTACAACGTAGAACGCACCAATGCGGC